ACGCATCAAACTTACCAGATGACGAAGATGTAGAAAAGTTTGGCTTACCACTAGATTTTTTTGTAAATCTTGAGAAAAAAATTCAAGAGTCTGTTGAGATTACAAGAGGAAAACCAGTAAAATCTGTTAGCTATCATGCACAGAAATGGATTACTGGTGCATTTGCTGGCTACCATTCAGACAATAGCCCACTAGATGACCCAGAGTATAACGCTTTTGAAAGATCCAAATGGGCTTCATTCCTTTATTTAAATGGTGATTTTGAAGGTGGAGAACTTAAATTTAGAGACCATGACATAAGCATTAAGCCTAAAGCTGGATTGCTTGCATCATTTTCTGGAGGACATCATAACATTCATGAAGTTCAGATAATTACAGAGGGAGAAAGATATACAATCGGTTCATTCTGGGATAACGAAGAGTCTGAGTATTCTGAAGAAACAAAAGAAAAATGGAAAAAAGAAATAGCTGATGCAAGAATCAGACAAGCAGAAGATCAAAAAGTGTGGCAAGAAAATAAGTCTAAAGGAATTATGGAAGAGCCACCACCGTACCAAAAGGAAAGACTAAAAGATTAACAAGGAGACATCATGAATCTAGAAAAACTGCACGAAAACGTTTACTATTACAGGAATGCAATAGCAGACCCAGCCGCACTAATTGAGCTGATTAATAGCACAGAGGGCGAAGAGGGCATATCTAAAGTAGTTCCTTCTTGGGACCACTGGGAGTCTTGCAGTGGAGAATGTTATATCTATGGGGAAAAGAAAAACTTAAATATAGAAAACATGCTTGAAATCAATAATGATGAATCTAAAGAAAAAGCACAAAAAATAATAGACATCATTGTAAACTCAATGACAGATGTTTGTAAAGATTTTGCTAAAGACAAAGGTGTCACAGAAAAAGTTAATTTATCTCCATATATTGGTATAAATAAATATAAGCCTGGAACATTTATGGGAGGTCACTATGATCAACAAGAAGGAGATTTAAGATTAAAGTATTCTCTTGTTGCTTATTTAAATGATGATTACGAAGGCGGAGAGATTTCTTTTACAATTAAAGAAGGAATACTTGGCGAAGAAGATAGGCCACGAGAAGACATTGATCATGAAATGAATAAAGAAAAAGTAACATTCTATCTTAAGCCAGAAGCTGGAAGTATATTAATTTTTCCTTCTTCTCCACCATATAATCACACAGCCCATCTTGTTAAGAGTGGTTATAAATACATGGTACCTGGGTTTTGGATGAACGAGGAGAAATAAATTGCATTACGAAGCTCAAGAACTAGCAAAAAATATTTTTTATTTTAAATTTGGAATTTATGAGCCACATAAACTCATAGAGTTTATTGAAAACACTGACGTGGACCCAGAGATAGACGAAAGTATTATTTCTAAATGGACACCATGGACTTCAAGCACAAGCTCAGATGATATATATGGATATAAAAAAAATATTAATGGTAAAAATAAAATATTAAGCCCAAAAGAGCTATATATATATAATAGCATAAGGTCAAGCATGATCTTCGCCGCATCTGAATATAAAATATACAACAACATAACAGACGACATACACATGTCTAAAGAATTTGATATTAAAAAATATAATACTGGTCAGATGATGGGCCCCCACGCAGACCAAAACGATGGGGACTCTAATTTAAACTACTCCATAGTTACTTATCTAAACGATGACTATGAAGGGGGAGAGATATCTTTCCCTAATCATAACGTAATGCTAAAACCAAACGCAGGCAGCCTTATAATATTCCCATCTTCAGATCCATATCTACATGAATCAAAAGAGATAACGTCTGGAATAAAGTATATGTCCCCAGGATTTTGGACTAAGCAAAAAACAGACTAAGTGATACAATAGTTATATGCTATATAAAAACATTGTATTAAAAGACAACCCAATTGGATTCTGGCCCCTAGATGAGTCTTCTGGGTCCGTAGCATACGACTATTCTGGTTCACAAAACCATGCCTCATATAACTTTACACCAGTAAATCGGTACCTACCCCTTGTACCTGGTGGTATTCTTGGAACAAAAATAAGTGGGGCAAACAAAATAACTTTTTCAAATTTAAAAAGCCCATATGGAAATTATATTCAAGGAGCCCTAGCTGATAAATATAGCTCTGATGTTTCATTCACAATAGAATGCTGGGTTCAATTTAATGAAGTTACATCTGCAACTATATTTGCAGACCAATCAAATGATATAGGTTTTTATTGGGCAAATAACTCTATAGTATTTTCAATTAATGCAACAAATAAAATATATTATCTTGTTAAAGATAAATATAAAGCAATGCATATTGTTGGAACTTATTCTAATAATTATATGACTCTTTATGTTGATGGCAAAATTATAGATTCCACAGACGTTTCAAGTTTTGTTTTTTTAAATTCTGCTTTTACTCCACAAATAGGAACTATATCTGGCGGAGCAGACTCATATATGATTGTAGATGCCCCAGCAATATATAGATACGAGCTATCAAATTCTTCAATTATGAATCATTATAATATTTCAAATATATTAAGCTACATATCGATATCAGATCCAGAAAACGGAAGATGCTTTTCTAATATAGATGGGACTTCCCTGTTAAGTCTAGAATACAAATATGGATTCAATAGAGACATCAGGTTATTAGAAAATGAAAACATATACTATGACTCTTTAAATAAAACATTATCCATATATAAGTCTGACGCAGCAATTGAAAAAACTACAGAAGTTATAGATGTTATATCAATACCAATACTTTTTGATTTTGTTTCTTCAAAAATAGAATGGTCAACTGATAATGGAATTTCTATATATACAAGCTCTACTGGTGAAGTAAACTCATACGTACAGTGTTCTAATGGATTTCCAATTCCACAATATCAATATAATTCTATAGATGCTAATAAAAACATATATTTAAAAGTTGTTTATTCAACAACTGATGCTTCTAAATATACTCCATCACTAGATAAATTAAATATAACTCTTTATGGAACTTTAGAAATCACATCGTCTAATTCGGTGGCAAAAGTATCTTCTTCTTCTAATATTTCTCTTGGATCCGAATCTAGCCCAGCAATAGTAAGAAATAGAAAATCTGGAATTAGGACTGGCGGAAGCAACTCATTTACAGTATCAGACGCAGAAGAAACAAAGACGATAGAAATGATATATACCCCAGAAACAATAAATGCAACATCCCTAGTATCAAGAGGATCTAGTTCTATCGCCTGGAACCAGGCTGGGGCTATAACAAAATCTGGCTTCGATAGCCTATATATAAATGGATCACTAGTCTCATGGTCAAGTAACATATGGACATATTTAACAAAGAATCAACCATCCCATATTGTTGCCGTTTTTACTTCGCCCGCCTCAGATAACATTATATTTAATAATCAAGGCATAGCCGCTAAATATGAAGGCATTTCTTTATATCCATCGTCTGTAACAATAAGCCCATCTGCTCATTATGCAATGCACATTGGCTCATACTATGAAAACATATCAAATGAGTCAATGACCGTGACAGAAATTGGCACCCCAATATATGATTATGACTTTGTTGTGGTCAAAACTGTATAATCTTGTCAAACCCTTGGACATAATCTAGACTTTAATATCAAATAATGGTACAATTAAGGTCTATGAATATCTTAAACCAAAAATCACAAATTCTAGAAGAAACCACACTTGGCATATACGTGTGGGAAATGCCTGATGGCAGATGGATTGGAGACGATGATGGTAACTTCCTATCAGTCACATCCAAAAAAGGAAACAGATCTAAAATGGACTCTTTGGCTAGAGAGGTTCGCTCATATGGTATTTATGAGGGCCAACCTAAATTCCTTTCTGGTAGAAGAAAAATTGACGATGAAGAATTTGAATATCAAAACGAAAGACTAAAATGGGGTCTTACACCAGATCCTATGGATATTGGTGTTTATAAAGACTCGATGTTAAGAAACGGTAAAGTACAATGAAAAGATTAGAATCTATGGAAGACGAAATCGATACAGTATCTACAATCGACATATCAAATACTTCAGATTGGTTTCATTTTCAAAAGTTAGATGGACCACAGGATGATCCATTTAAAATTGGTTTAGAAGAAATTAAAAAGCTAAGAGGTCTTGGAACTAACTTTAAGCGCAAAATTAATCGTGATTTTTCAAAAGCATTTGTTGGAACAAGCGGAGTTTCCACACAACAGAATCTACTACAGCAAGCTATTAGCGGATATGCATTATTTGATCTTGTGGAGCCAACCTATAACCTAGAATATCTTTCAAAGATTTATGAAGTTTCAACATATAATTATGCTGCAATTAATGCAAAGGTTTCAAATATTGTTGGTCTAGGATATATGTTTACAGAAACATCTAAAGCAAAAGATGCAATGGATGCAATAACAGACGATAAGCAGCTAGACAGAGCACGTTCAAAGATTGATAGAATTAAAACACAGCTAGATAAATGGCTTGATGATTGTAATGAAGAGGAGTCCTTTACAGAAACCCTTATAAAAGCCTACACAGACCTTGAGGCGACAGGAAATGGTTATATAGAAATAGGACGTACAGTAACTGGAGATATAGGCTACATCGGCCATATACCAGCTAAGACAATGCGTGTGCGTAGATTCCGTGACGGGTTTATTCAGTTGCTCTACGGCAAGGCAGTTTTCTTTCGCAACTTTGGAGACCTAGAAACACCTAGCCCAATTGCTGGTCAAGAAGATAGACCAAATGAAATTATACATTTAAAGAAATATACTCCAATGAATAACTATTATGGAGTACCAGATATTATTGCAGCACAACAAGCGCTGGCTGGAAATGAATTTGCTGGAAGATATAATTTAGATTACTTTGAAAATAAGGCGGTCCCAAGATATATTATTACAGTAAAAGGAGCAAAGCTTTCTCCAGAGTCAGAAAGAAAGCTACTAGAGTTTTTCCAAGTTGGACTAAAGGGAAAGAACCATAGATCGCTATATATCCCACTTCCAGCAGATACCCCAGATTCAAAAACAGAATTTAAAATGGAACCAATTGAAGCAGGCGAACAAGAGTCTTCATTTAACATCTATCGTAAATCTAATAGAGATGAAATCTTGCTAGCCCACCGTGTCCCAATTAGCAAGATAGGTATTCCAGAAGGAATTAACTTAGCAGCAGCCAGAGATGCAGATAAAACATTTAAAGAGCAGGTATGTCGCCCATCACAAGATAGGCTTGAAAAGAAGCTAAACTATTTAATTGCAGAAAAGACAGATGTCGTACAATTAAAGTTTAATGAACTTAGCCTTACTGACGAAGAAACACAAAGCCGCATTGACGAAATTTATTTAAGAATGCAGGTAATTACCCCTAACGAAGTTCGCATTAGAAAGAACATGACAACCGTAGACGGTGGAGACGAAATGGTGGATTTAAAGCCCCAGCAAGTAGCTGACCAAAAGGCAAAATCTACTGGAAATAAAAAGCGAGATCAGCAAAGATCGGCTAATGCCCCAGACAAAAGCGGAGAGGCCAGAAACCCAAAAGGCGATGGTCCAAAAGTCAAGTAAGTTTAATCGACTGTTATTTGCGTTAGAGTAGATAAACCTATAAAATTAAGCATATGAACATTGAAAAAGGCCTATGGTCCAGTAATGGCGACAACTTGCACTTGTCAGTCCCATTTACTAAAGTCAACCGTGAAAACAGAACAGTCTCTGGTTTTGCAACATTAGATAATGTTGATCAGACAGGTGATGTAGTTACTGCTGAAGCAAGCATGAAAGCATTTGAAAGCTTTAGAGGAAACCTTCGTGAGATGCATCAACCAATGGCTGTTGGTAAAGTAGTATCATTCAAGCCAGAAACATACTACGACCAAACAACAAAAGAATTTTACAATGGAGTTTATGTAACTTCATATATTTCAAAGGGTGCACAAGACACTTGGGAAAAAGTTCTTGATGGCACTCTTTCTGGTTTTTCAATCGGCGGAAAAATAACAGAGTCTGACAATGAAGTTAATAAGGCGGACGGAACACAGGTTAGATTTATCAAGGCTTATGATCTAGTAGAGCTATCAATTGTAGACTCACCAGCAAATCAACTTTGCAACATTCTCTCAATTGAAAAGATGAATGGCCAACTTGTATTCAAGGGAATGGCAGCAGATGTTGTTACAGAAAATATTTTTTATTGTGAAGAAAGCGATTCTGTTTTTATGTCAACAGAAAAAACTTTTGATTCGCCAATCACAGGTAAGCCAGCAAAGATTATTGGCTGGGTAGAAAGTTCAGACATGAACAAGTCAAAAGAAATAGATAAGATTCTTGCTTCATTTAAGAAGACAAGATTAGCGTTGCCTGAAACACAAACAATTGCAAAACAGGCAAACGTAGAAGGAGGTAATGAGATGTCAGACGTACAAAATGATGTAGTTGTAGAAGCCGTAGAAGCAGAAACAATTATTGAAAAGTCTGTCGAGGTTGTAGAAGAAGTAGCAGCAGTTGAAGCTATTGCAGAAACAATCGAAGACACAACTCCTGCCGACTCCGTTGAAGAAACAGTTGAAAAAACAGCTGATCCTGACTTTGCAAAAATGTTAGGCGATCTTAAGGGATTTTTCTCGGAGACACTCGCAAAGGCTACAGACGCAAATGCGGCTCAAGTTTCAGAAATTAAAGAAACAGTTGAGTCATTCAGCAAAAGCGTAAATGGTCAAATTGCAGAGTTGGCAGAAAAGCACAATGCATTAAGCACAGCAGTGCTAGAAATCAAAGGCACCATTGATGGTGTTCAAAAGCGTGTAGATGCCGTTGAAGGCGACACAGCTATTAAAAAGTCTTCTGATCTTGGCCGTTCAGAGGTTGTAACAAAAAAATCAACATGGAACGGTTCTTTCCTCGGTTCCGTAAATGAAATCTTTTCAAACTAAAGGGTAGGTGAAATAAAAATGAGTAATGAACTATTAGAAAAAGCAGTAGCAGCAGGTACAAACGTAACTGGTAGCTATGCATCCGCAACTGGTGGAACTGGAGTACACACAGCGTCTGAAAACGGCAATGGTGGACTTCTAAACCCAGAACAATCAGCGCGATTTCTAGACTATATGTTCGACGCTACCGTAATTGGTAAGGTTGCACGTACTGTCCGAATGAAAGCAGATACAACAGAGATTGACCGTATGTCTATCGGTGAGAAGCTTGTAAAGCTTGCAACTGAAGCAGACAACACAGGAGTTAACTCACCTGTAACATTCTCAAAAATTTCTTTGACAACAAAGAAGCTTCGCATGGACTGGGAACTTTCAACAGAGTCTCTTGAAGACAATATTGAAGGCGCAGACGTCGAAGATCATATTGCCAGAATGATGGCAACACAAGCAGGTAACGATATTGAAGATTTGATCCTAAACGGAGATACTTCACTAACTGGAGATGCACTTTACAAGTCATTTGATGGCGCTGTAAAGAAGGCAAAGACTTCAGGTCGCGTAGTAGATGCAGCTGGAGCACCCGTAACACGTGCTGTATTCAACTCTGCACTTAAGGCACTTCCACGTAAGTACAAGCAGCGTCGTACAGACCTTCGCTTCCTTGCAGGATCAAACTTGATCCAGGATTACCTATACTCAACATCTAATTCAACAAACTTTGCAAACCCACAGGATATTGCTTCAGGCATCATCCGTGGTGATGTTCCAGTTGTTGGAGGTCCAGCAGGATATGTAGCTCCATACGCATTTGGTATTCCAATCGTTGAAGTTCCACTTCTTAATGAGACACAGACTGGCACATACGCCAGCCCATCAGGTTCACACGGAGATATCCACTTGACATTCCCAAATAACGTTGTTATTGGTATCAAGCGTGATGTTACTGTTTACCGCTTCTTCTGGCCACGTAAGGACTCAGTCGAGTACACAATGTATACTCGTGTTGGCGTCCAGATCGAGCAAGCAGATGCTTGGGTAGTCGTAAAGAACGTTAAGGTTGCTTCTTAATTAATTAAGAATTAAACTACCGAAAGGCCCCCAATTAATTTTGGGGGCTTTTCATTTTAATTTAACAATGCTATAATTAAAGGACCTAGAAAAAGGAGAATATAAGTATGTCGTTTGACACATTAAAAGTAGCCGAATTAAAAGTAATTGCAGAAGATTTTGCGGTTGACACAGAAGGCTTAAAGAATAAAAAAGACATTATTGCAGCCCTATCCGAAGAAGGCGTTTCTTGGTCAGTCTATCAAAAGACAAAGCAGGAAATTGAAGATAATCTAGAAGAGATTGAAATCATTCCTAGACTAGATCCAAAGAAAGTAGACGCAGACTCTATTTTGGTAAGAATGACAAGAGAGAATTATCGATACGATATTCATGGTCATACATTTACAAAAGAACATCCGTTCGTTGCAATGCCAGAAGAAGAAGCTCAAAAAATTTTTGATACAGAGGAGGGTTTTCGTTTAGCGACACCAAAGGAAGTCCAGGACTTTTATCACTAAGCGTTAACATAAGTTAATGGCAGAAATATACCATCATCAAACTTCACCAGTAAAAACAAAAATATACTGGGGTGGGGAAATAACGGACGCAGACGGACCAGTCGTAGCAACAGTAAGACAAGTAACTACCGATGGAACCGTTTATCCTACACTTGCAACTTACACTGCCACAAAACTAGAGTCAGACATTGGTACATATCAAATTACGATACCATTCAACCTTACCTGGCAGCCTAAAAAACTTAGAATAACTTGGACATATCAGGTAGGCGGAATTGATGGTAGAAATACTCAGATTGTAGATATAGTAACTCCGTACGTAGATATATCTGATGTTATAGATGATTTAAATTTTGGAACAGACCCATCTGACCCAAACTACAAGACCTATGGCGAGCTGCAGCTAGCAGAGAAATATGCTAGAAAATTAATTGAGGCTTATACAAACCAAGTTTTTTATTCATACAATGGAACACAGGTTGCCCAAGGATATGGGTCAGATATACTTCCTTTGCCAATAAGAATAGAAGAGATTACAAGATTATACGAAGAAGATGTTCAAGTATTTGAAGTTGGAGTAAATACAAACAACTGGTTTTATACACCAATAGTCTCTGAATCAAATTATGGGATAAGAGTAAATTTGCAGGACATGCAAGACGATCTAGTTTATTCAGCAAATGGAATGATACCTCCATCAATTAACAGCAGAGGATATTCTGGGACATTTAAAAAAGACTTTAGGTATAAGGTTGAAGGAGTATTTGGTTGGTACTACGTACCAGACAATGTTAGAGAAGCATGTAAGATTCTAATGAAACAATACTTTGAGCAAGACCGTGCTTGGAAAGATAAGTATGTGAAGAACATAAGCACATTTGACTGGAAGTTTGAGTTTATGGAAGATGCACATAGAGGCACAGGAAATCTATATGCAGATCAACTCCTTGCACCATATGTAACAAATGGTATGGTTGTATTCTAAATGAGCTTGGCAACTTCCCTAATGCCACTTCAGCTTGACATATATCTTCAATTAGATACTCAAGACAAAAACTCTGGTGCAATAAAAAAAGAATGGTCATACTATAAAACAATGCAATGTTCTGCAAAAGGAATAGTTTCAAACTCAGCCAGTGCAAGAAGCGGAGATAAGCAGACATTAAATACAAAGTATAGTAACGAGCAGGTCTTAGAAATAAGAAGCGTAGACCAAATAACATATAGAGAAAAAATCACTAACATTAGAGATATAAAAGGAAATGTAGTTTGGAAAGAACTAAATTTCCCATCAGACTCACCAACGGTTTTTGAAATAATAAGTTCAACTCCCATAACAGATCCATTTGGTAACATTCTTGCATATAACTCTATTGCAAAGAGATCGGAGAATCAGCAAATTGGAATCTAATGTTGCTCTCATTCAAGCTGCAAGCGGACTAGAAAGATTAATGGTTGGCGCACCTGTTGGCACAATAAAAGATAGCAATGTTGCACAAATTTCTGCATTTCTTTATCATCAAGCAAACGTACTTGCAAGACTAGAAGCAGATGCTGGATTTAAGAGACTATTCAAGAAAACAATTTTTGATGGCATCAATAAAGAATTTGGTTTATATATTGATTCAAAAGCAAGAATAAAACCAAAATCATTACATCATGTTTATGAATGGAATAAAGTAGGTCAACCAACAAGTAGACTATTTGTATTAAAACAAATAGATTCTACTGGACTATCATTTAAGATAGACCCAACATATATACTATCCAAATCAACCGTACCATCAAAAAACAAAAAACAAAAAAAGAAATATATTTTTAGTAATAAAGCTGAAATAATGGAGGCGGGACTTCCAGTAGTAATAAGACCAAAGTCTGCAGAAAGACTTGTATTTGAATTAGATGGCATAACAGTATTTATGCCAAAAGGATCCTCTGTTACAGTAAAGAGCCCAGGAGGAAGAGCATCTACAAATCAATTTAAATTAGCGTACTCTCAATTTTTTTCTGGTAACCTTGTTAATATAGCCATTAAAAATTCTGGCTTTCAAAATTTATTTAATGCTGGGATTACAAAAGCCCTAGCAACTCCAGGCACAATTAAAAAGATACAGTACTCCTTTAGCCCAAATGCTATTAGGGCAGAAGCAGACACATCATTGGCAAAAGCATTTGGAGGGGCACTATGACAAACTATAACATAGATGCAATGTATGAAATTAGAAGACACCTTTGGGCGGAACTAATAGATTCAGGACTGCTGTCTGAAGAAGACTATTATAGTGATCAAATCAATGACAATGTAATACCAATTATCCCAGTCCAGCAGGCACCCGAATTTAATCAATTTTTGAGCGGGAAGACCCACATAGTCTATGACAAGATAGGCCTATCATATGAAGAGAACTGGATGATATGCTGTGAAAAAATTCTATTTACCGTATATTCAACAGATGTCTCTGAGATTAATTCAATTAGAAACTTGATGCTAGATGCATTTAGAAGAATGGATCAATCTGCCAAAGATGTAAATGCCTCAAAATCCACTCCACTTTTAATATTTTTTAATATCATGGTTGCTGAAATATCACCAACTGAGCCATCTCAAGACCTACAAGGATTCATGTCCACGGATGTAATCCTTGAGGTTAAATATGCAAGAGATGTTGACTCTAGGGGCAGATTTATCTAGGTTGCTTTTGGGGGTATTATACTCTAAAATTGGTCTTAGAGGAAAAGAGCCTAGCCAGCTTGATTTAAAGATTTAAAGTAAGTTAATATATATATATTTATTTAACAGGAGGTAGTACAAAATGGCAAAGTATAACAATGCTAAGAATATTCTTGTTGGAGCTTCACCGCTCTTCTTGTCTACTAAAGACATTACAACAGCAGGATACGTAGAAAACATGGAGCCTGGTTCAGTTGCAGGCGTAGCTTTCGAAAATGAAACTACAGCAGGAACACCAGCCGTTAAGACAGCAGGAAAGTCTTACACAGAAACTCTTAATTCAGATGCAACAAACAAATTCCGTAACGTAGGTTACACAAACAATGGTCTTCAGATTACTTACAACCCTTCATACGGTTCAGTAACAGTAGATCAGCTTCTTGATACAGCAAAGCTTTTCAAGGAGTCAATGGAAGTTATGATCGCTACAGAAATGGCAGAAGGTACTCTTGAGAACATTCTTGCTGTATTTGGTCAGGGAACATCAACTCTTACAGAATCAGGAACTGGTGCATCTGCAAAGCGTACACTTGGTCTAGAAGCTGGTGCTCTTGGACAGGCTCCAAATGAGCGTCAATTAGTTGCAGTAGGTGCAGCACCACAAGGTGGTTCAGCAGTATCTGATGGTACACTTGGTTTAATTACTGAGCGTGTATATTATGCACGTCGTGTTCTTTCTGTACAACAGTCACAGTTCTCTTTGGCTCGTAATACAGCAACAGCATTTCCAGTAACATTCCGTCTGCTTCCAGACGGTGCTAAGACAGGACAGGAATACGGTCTAATCGTTGACCGCGTTCTATCGACACACTCAGCATAATTAATATAATTAATTAATAGATTGCCCCCTAAGAAATTAGGGGGTTTTCTATTGCCCTTATATTTTCTATATGATACAATAATTATAAGTAGATCCTAGGAGGATTAAAATTGGCAACAACGGTATATGATGTAGAAGAAATTACATTACAGAATGGCGCAAAAGTAACACTCAAGCCTTTGACAATCAAAGACCTTAGAAAGTTTATGGAGGCCATCCAAAAAACAGCAGAAGTTACAACTGAAAACGATACACTAACAGTATTGATCGATGCATGTGCAGTAGCACTATCAAAGCAGTTACCAGAATTGGTAGCAGACAGAGATGCATTAGAAGATGCATTAGATGTTCCTACAATCAATCGCATACTTGAAGTGTGTGGCGGAATTAAGATGGACGACCCAAACCTTCTAGCGGCAGCGGTTCTGGCTGGTCAGAACTAGATTTAGCCGCTTTATTGGGAGAAGTATTTCTTCTGGGAAACTGGAAGAATTATGAAGAACTAGAAAATAGTCTTTCTATGCCAGAGCTGATTCAAACTTTTAAATCAATGCAAAAGTCGGAATCAGAAAAAAGAAAGTTCTTGGCTTCCATTCAAGGAATTGATATGGGTCAAGAAGAAAATGAAAATAGTACCACCTTTGAAGATGTTCAAAGAAGAGCACTTGGAATAGAAGCATCAGCAGATGATGTTGTATCTTTACAAGGTTCATTCGCCAGCCAAGCTGGATTTGGAATCGGAGCAGGTCTGGGGTACTCCAAGGAGTAACAGTAGTTGGTCGATCAAAATATTAATACCAACATAACTGCGACGGCTAATTTTAGTAGCCTTACAGCGCAGTTGCAAGCAGTCACAGCCCAACTCATAAAACTGCAGACTACTACTGTTGGTTTAAACCAAAAGCTTAATGCCCAGATAGGGCAGATGAATAGAACGTTCGTAGATACAATGAGATCTACTGGACAGTTCTCTTCTCACTTTGTAACTCTTTCATCAGACGTAGATAAGTTTGGCAAAAACCTAGACGCTGGAAGAATGAAGCTTGGAGACTATTTTAATACTTGGCAGAGCCACGCTAAAAAAACTAGCAACATAGTAAAAGATTTAGCTAAACAGCAGGTAATGCTACAAAATGCTGTTGTTCAACCACTTGGTAAAAATGCACAAGGCTTAATGCAATACAACGTAATGGTTGCAAGAGGACTTGATGAAAATAAAAATAAGATTCAGCTCTTAAGACAAGAGCAAGCAATTATGAATAAGGTCATGCAAGATGGTGCAACAGGTCTTATCAATTGGGGTAAAAACACTCAGTGGGCAGGTAGGCAGCTAACGGTTGGATTGACCGTCCCACTCGCAGCGTTTGGAGTTGCGGCATCAAAAGCATTTAGAGAAGCGGATGCAGAGCTAGTAAGACTTCAAAAAGTTTATGGCGGAGTTACAGCAAGCACCTCAGAAGATTTAGCAAAAATTAGAAAAGATGTAACAGGTCTTGCAAAAGAAATGGCTTCTGCATACGGAGTTTCTTTTAAAGATACTATATCTCTTGCTGCAGATTTAGCAGCAACAGGAAAAGAAGGAAATGATCTTTTAAAAGCTACTCAGCAAACAACAAGACTTGCTGTATTAGGTGAGGTAGACAGACAAGATGCAATGAAAGCAACTCTTGCTATTCAAAATGCATTTAAGCAAAATACAAATGAACTTACACAATCAATTGATTTTCTTAACGCAGTTGAAAACCAAACATCAACCAGCCTTTCAGATTTAACAGAAGCGATTCCAAAAGCAGGACCAGTAATTAAATCTTTGGGCGGAGATGTAAAGGATTTAGCTCTCTACCTTACAGCAATGAAAGAAGGCGGAGTTAATGCAGCAGAAGGTGCAAACGCCATCAAGTCAGCAATGGCATCTCTTATTAACCCAACTAAGGTTGCAAAAGAAATGTTCTCAGGATTTGGAATTGATCTTGGTGGTATAGTAACATCTAATGCTGGCAATTTAACTGGAACAATACTTGCATTGCAAAAAGCATTAGATCAATTAGACCCACTTAGCAAGTCAAAAGCTATTGAGCAATTGTTTGGTAAATTTCAATTTGCAAGAATGTCTGCACTATTTGAAAACTTAGGTAAATCTGGATCTCAGACATTAAAGGTTATGGATCTGATGAAATCAAGCACATCAGAGCTAGCAGCTATTTCTGATCGAGAATTAAAATTAATGACAGAGTCTGCATCTGGAAGATACAAGAGAGCTCTTGAATCTGTAAAGGCAGACCTTGCACAAATTGGAGAGTCATTCTTAAAAATTAATACATTTGTATTAAATGTTATTGATGGAATTGTAAAATTTGTAGGAAAATTACCTGGACCATTAAAGACAATATTGACATTTGTTGGAGGTCTAACTGCAGTTGCTGGTCCACTAATTATGCTTACTGGTGTGCTTGGCAACTTCTTTGGTTATATTATTAAAGGAGTATTCCATTTAAAACAATTATTTAAAGGTGGAGACGGATTTAAATTACTTACTCCAGAAATTATTGCAGCAGATAATGCAGCAAAAGCAGTTGGAGAATCTTTTTATAGCGATGCTAAGGCTGCAAAAATATTTGAAGATGCAGTGCTAGGTCTATCTGAATCATTTGAAATACTTCAAACAAAAGCGGCTCTTGCAACAAAAGCTACACACTCAAGCGTAAATATGAGTACCATGGGCGGAAATATTGTTACTACAGGAGCAGGTTTTGATAGGGTTGTAGATAAAAATAGTCAATACCTTGGTAAGCCATATTCAAGAGATATGTCTCACACTATACCTTCTGGACAAGAGCAGCTTGGAACCATATTTGGTGTAGTTCCTGGAACAGGCCCAGTAAATAGAAAAATTAGCAATAACCCACAGATGTATATGGAAGGCGATCTTCCAAGAGTTCCTGGAGTAACTTCAGTAAATAGCGTATCTACTGGTATTGTTGCAAGCGAAGCAGCAAAGTGGCACTCAATGACAGCAGCACTTGCTATGCAATCAAAAGAAGAATTGGCATTACTTAAACAAGAAGTATCTGCAACTGGAACAATAACAGCAGAACTATCTGCATCATATTCTGCTATGCTTCCACCAATGGTCGAATTGACATCGATGGCAGCAGCAGAAGGAGCAGCAATTGTTGCAGAACTTCAAGCTGGAAAAATTACCGTAGATCAGGCAAGAGCAAAAATTATTGCATTAAACCAAACAGTAGAAGCTATGATGGCAGAGACCTCACAGATGGTTGCTTCAAGCATGGGAAGAACAATTAATTTAACTACAGTCCCACTTACAAGCCAGCCAACAGTAGATCCAGTTACTGGAAAATCAAACATGAAAGAAATGTTTCATAAAGGAAAAACAAAAACTCTTGTAGACCAGGTTGCAAGAGCACTTGGAGTTAGAACTTCTGGTGGCGGGTATAGCACAGAAACAACAAAACCTATTATTAGAAAAAATGAAGGTGGAGCCGTATATGACCCTTCAAAGCATGGTTCAATTGTTCCAGGCCCATCAAATATAAATTATGATATGGTTCCAGCAAAACTTCCAGAAGGAAGCTATATACTTAATCAGGATGCATCCCGTAAAAATCCTGATCTAGTTAATATGGCTAGAAATAGATATTCAGGTGGAGGAAAAGTTGTCGATGCGCTTTTAACTCCAAGAGAGACATATTTTGATCCAGAATTTACTTCACAAAATAAAGATTTGCTGGATAAAGCAAATAGTGGTTCAAGAATTCAATTAAATGGCGGAGGATTTTTAGGAGGATTAGTAAGTCGCGGAATTAAAAATTATGGAAAAATGCAAGACATATTCTCTGGAGATTTAAGCGGAGCTAGCGAGCTTCAGGAAACCTCAAATTATATAGACTTATTAACAAGCAAAACGTATGAAGATGATATAGTTCCAAACCTAATACAAAATGATGCAGCATCTATATTAAAAAATACAAAAGATATGAATATGACACCAGCTAAAGCAGTTGATATTGCAGAAAAAGCTGTTAAAGCATCCCTTGATAGCCACAAAGAATATTTAAGAACTGGCAAGGGCATGAGCTACGTAGAGTCTCAAAGAAAATTTATGCAAGATAATTTCCCCGAGCTTGTATTAACAAGACCAAACGGAATGAATGATCTTGATTGGAAAAAACTAAAAAGAAATAATAACAGAGCAGATCCTAAAGTAAGAGCACAGATATTATCTGTTTTACAAAAAAGATACCCAGGATCTATAATACATCATAAAGCAGATCGTGCACATATAGAAAGAATGTCAGGTCCAGTTGCTGCAAAAAGCTATTTTGGAGAAGCAGCTCACGACCCATTTAATAAATTTGGCAATAGACTTCAAACAAGAGGAATTATAGATGACACGGTTCCACTAACTAGAGATGAGGCTTTGGCAAGAGCGCATAAACTTTCAGTATCCCTAGGCTTTAAAGATGTTGATGACTTTAGAGCACATGTACCAGTAATTCAAAAATGGATCAAAACTGGAAAGTGGAATGGTAGAGAGCCGATACCAGAAAATCTTGTACGTGCTCTTGGTGGAGATATGAAAATATTTAGAGATTCAAGAATACCTTCTAAATCAAAAACGCAAAGACAACCAAGAACACTTATGATTCGAGGTAGAAAACTCAAGCTTGCCAATAGTGGTGGAATGATTGGCGGGATAGTTAAATCTGGCAAATATGGATATGGAAAACCAGGATTATTCTTAGGAATGCCTAGAAGCATTAAAGCTGTTGAAGAGCAAAGAAAAGCTAGAATAGCAATGGAAGAAATTCACTCTTCTTTAAGCACAAGCCGTTTTGCAAATATGGAGCCTACAGACTTTGGAACACTTGTTTCTCCAACAACTGGAAGAAGCTTCCCAGTACCTGGAATTGGTGGACTATACAAAAAGCCAGATGGAACAATGGTATTTGTAAAACCAGTAATGGATGAAGTAGCAGCCTTGGCGGAACAAAGAGCAACAATAATTGCAAGAGAAGCGCATGGATTAAATTCTCCAATTCAAGAAATTAGAACAATGATAGATCCAACAGATCCTACGGGCAAGAGAAGGCTAATTGTTCTTGAGTCTCCATTTGATCCTAGGTTTGCAAATTCAACTGGAGCATTTACTAAAAACGAATACTTCAAACAGCTTGTAGCAGCCAATCTAAGAGGAGATAGAGATCTTAGTGCAAGTAACCTATATGGCTCAACTTTAGCCGATGTAGGGACTGCTGGTGTATTTAAAATGGCATCTGGCAAGAGGTCATACGCAAGTGATATGCCATCAATGTCTGATCAAGCTCGT